AGTTTAACAGAGTATGTTCCGGCGCTAGAGTATTCATGCGACGGGTCTGTATCAGTAGAGTCTATAGACCCGTTGTTCTCGAAATCCCAAGATGAATAACTATAATCGCCTGTTGTAGTGTTGGTAAAGTTTATTGTCGCCGGCGCAATACCCGTCACACTATCCGCTGAGAAGTTTGCCGTAGGCGGTGTGTATTGTGTTGCGGCTAATACCGTAACCGTAGTAGCGGCACTTCGGAAAATATATCCACCACCGTCAATGTAGTTTGTTAGACTAAATACTATTTCATTCGGGTCATAGCCTAATTCATCCGTAACATTGTATGTGTATGTTAGAGCATCTATCGCAGTCACGGTGTCTACTAATACACTGTCTAAATAAACTTCTATCGTAAATAGACCTTCCCAAGTAGGTGCTGCGTCCGTAACTTCGTCAGGATTTCCTACGCCGGCACCTTCGCCTCTTACCCTAGCATCCCAATCCAATACCACCGTGCCAGAGTAGGTAGCATTCCAGTGTCCGTCGTTTGCCCAAAGATTCATCGGTGTGTAAGGTTTCTTCGCCCGACCCGCCAAAGTTATGGTGTCTGCTTCAACATCCGAGGCACTCGCCTTTAGGCTCTTAGTAAAAGGTATAAACTTGAAGTATCTAGTAGACCCCATTGTTATTTCCGCATGCTCTATTTGAGTAAATAGATTGTCGCCTACAAACCAAAAATCTTCGCCCGGCGCATGAGAAACTCGCTCTGTGTCCCATCTACCTCTACAAATTCCTATACAATCAAATGTAGTGCCAGATACATTGGTAAAGGTCTGTATGGTCATCAACTCATTACCTAGTATACATGTGTTTATACCGCCAAATAACTCTGCTCTTGTGATACTGTTTATCTTGTTGGTTTCTGTAGCATAACTGTCAAAGGTTATCGTGAAACCTACCTCATCATCTATCTCATAGGTATCATCTGTGTAAGACCCCACTAGTGTAGCATGAGGATTAAAGTAAGATACATATCCTATCTCGTTGTATGTTGTGCCGTCTAGACTTAGATTTACCGTACAACCCATCTCATTTCCGTATGTTCTTGATACTAGTGGTATTACCGTTATCTTATCGCCGGCGATAACATAAGGCGTCTCAATCACCGCTGTGTAAGCCAATCCACTAATCGTAGGCACCACCAATACAGACCCACTTTCTGAGCCAACATCACCTGTCGTAGCGGTCGTAGTAAAGTCAATGTCTTCGTGCGCATAAACAGTAATAATGTCTGTGTCTATGGTATCCTCTTCTATTCTGTCCACACGAAATATCATGTCTGTTATGCCTAGTGTGTTATCTGTCCACTTAAATGGGTCAAGCGGTTGTAGTCTAAAAGCATCTCTAGTCGTTTGTATGGTCAACTCTGCAGCAGGATATCCTAATGCTTTGGCGTATTTCTTACAGGCCCAAGTTGCAGAGCACTTGGTTGGGAACATTGCCAATGAAATAGTGCGGCTATTGACCCTGCCTATTCTCTTGATTGAGCCTAAATTCTGGCGACCCACTATTGATGAAGTATAATCGACGGCCATTATTTGCCACACCCCTTCTTTTTATTTATAATCTCTTGAAATGTCAACTCGCTTATTTCCGCCGCTAACTCGTATGGGTTGAGTGTGCTGAAATCCCCCATATAATCACATTCCGGCGCTGAATCTGCCGTGCACATCTTCTGATTATTTTTCTCGCAAAACCAATATACCTTGTAGTCTCCGCCCACAATGTTGCTACGGTGTGTGTTAACCAAACCTATTCTCAATTCTGACCCACACTCCGGACATCTAGGTCTAGTCTTACCCAAGGCTTCTAAGAAATAGTCTATATTATTCTTTGGTAGACTACCTGTAAGGACTAGTACGGTATCTTCTGCAATACCACCCCACACTACCTCTACATACATATCAAAACTAATGTCAACATTTTTATACGTTACGTTATTAAATATCTTTCTTGCTCTGTTTAAGTCCGCTTGTCTTTGTGCTTGTACCATCATCTTCTTAGCAGCATATTCCACCGCCCGGTGAAATTCCTCTCTATCCAATACTTTCATTTCCCCTCCTTATAGTCCAAATATCAAGTCCTCAGGACAACATGACTCATTTAGGTCAGCGCAATCAGCGCCACACACACCACGCCAATCCATCCTATCATCGACCCAATCAACACAACTACTTCCGTCGCAGGTAGCAGAGTAAGGCGGTGTGTTATTACCACAAACAGCAGCATCCCCACCATCAGGATTGCGATAGCCAGCAGGCCAACCGTGTGAGTAAGTAGGCACTAAGATACCTTTACAATCGTATCCACGGTAGGTACACCAGCAACAACACTTATTGTCGGGACATTCCATATTCGACGGCCAGTAGCCCCAGAAAGGTATACACGAGTAATCACCAGCATTACACTGTAGATAGGCTACCTTGCCGTTGTCGTAGTCTGTTGTGATAGAAGACCAAGTGTATACTAACTTACCATTACCATACAGTTTTATCACCGCCGGCACACAAGCATAGTTTGTCATAGGCGCTGTATAGGTAGTAGCATTGCCAATATTTGTGCTCAAACTTCCGCCGCCAGAACCACCAGAGGCCTCTGACACATCCCAAGAGAAGTTACACTTGTCTGGGTCGCCGCTAGAGCATATGGCCTCTAGATTTATAGACTCACCCAAGTCAAGTTGATGTGTAGAGCCAATAATCATACACTCTTCTGGCGTACAGGTTTCCTCAAATGTTCTCAGAGGGTGTTGCACCTTCAGTTCGTTTATTACGCCCAACCAAGTCTGTCTAGAAAATTGAGGTGTTTCTAAACAGTGTGCTTCGTCATTAAGAGACAGCATTGTAGATGGTGCCTCTGCTCCTCTTAACAGTTTACTTTCGAACTTACCATCTGCGCCATATCTTAGCCCGGCGAAAATATGTTGGTCTATTTGCTCAAGCCAATCTCTAACCGTCTGTTGTTCGTCAAAAAGAATACTGACGCCTCTACCTTCGTAGAAAAGTGTTTGAGCATCAGCATCCCAACTTGTGTAGTCTATCAAATCCGATACATCTATGCCAGCCATTTCCTCTATAATGTAGTGTTTGGCAAACATAGGATTGTAATCAAATCCCCATATTTCTCTATGGTCTTCATTCATCGCTGCTATTACAGGTGTCTTTTCCAACACTACTTGTATGTTAGGACATCTCGGATACTCACCAATATAATAATCCTTAAACAACATCCAACATCTATGTCGTCTAGGTATATTCCAAGTTGGACCGTTGCTTAGTCCGGCTAGAAAACTACTAGGCACTTGGTCGTCTGTGCCAAAATAGAAGTCTATACTTCTGTTAGAATCTACCGTGATAGTTTCTTTTCCGCCGGAAACGGGTCTGTCTAAACCTGAATTGCTCGCCCAAACTATCTCATCGTTCTCTATGATGGTGTATATTTTATCAACAGGACCCATACATATCTCTAAACACCATGTCAGATAATACTTGTATCCTGTTACATATTCACCACCACCGCCACCACCGCCACCACCTTTACCTCCGGACTCTTGTTTTTCCTTCACATCAACAGCACGAGGCTCGCCAGAGTGCCACACGATGTTTCCGCCGAGTTTGACGGTGCCGAGCACCTCCGGAATAATACCACCTTCGCTTGCGGTGTTTATAGTTAGTTCGCCGACATCAGGTCTGCCTGGTGATGATATATCAGGTTGGATAGGGTCGACCATGCTACCAATTCCAAACCCTATGCTCGCCCCGACATAGGCCGCATACGGATTTCCGCCTGATGCAATATAGCCTATCGTTCCGCCGATAACCGCACCAACAATGCTTCCTACTGAGATGGCACACCTCCCCTCAATCTCAATGTATGTGATAGGGGAACTTTGTGTTTCCCTATTTGTAGCACCTTATCAAATCTCATCTTCACCACACCTACTCCAATAATAGCATGATAGATGTATTTGTCGAAATAAATACCAGAGTGTGCTGCTGCTCTACCAAATTTATACAATAGTATATCACCGTTCTTAGGTTCTTCGTCTAGTGGTATTTCATCTACATCTAGTTGTGCAAATATACCGTCTCTAAGAAGTTCGTGTTCTTGATGCAAATGCCAATCTCTAGCATAATCTGGAATCCTAAACGGCCCAAATCCAAAGTGTTCTAGCACTCTTGCAACAAGATGAATACAATCCACACCTGTTCCTTTGACACCTTGGTGATGTCGGAAGGGTGTGTCCACCCAACTCTCTAGTTCTTGTTGTAATTCCTCTTGTTTATCGTCAAAGAAGCTCATTTTATGCATCTCCTAGTATCAATTTCAAAAGATAGTCAATCCTGGGTCAAATGGTGAGACCATTTTTTCCTTTAAATCCACATAGTTGGGTTATCATTTACCGGCAATTCTGGGTCGCCACCAAAGTTGTTGATATTGCTAAACTTGCTATTACATGTTCTTACGGTCCAATCACACCCTGCGTAGACATTAACCTCACCAGTCGTGGTCAAGCCCGGTATCCTATAGTCTATAGTAATAGTATTCTCGTAGTGTTCTATAATAGTCCTCTTGTGTTCCCCATACTCTAACCATCCGTGTCTAAAGTAGGGTATGCCTTCTACATCCGCTATATCAAAGTCATCAGAGGTTAGTTGTGTGTAGTTTGTGCCTGCTGTTACCGTAGCAGTTGTTGTAGTCTTGTAGGTGTTTGCATTAAGACCGCACTTTGTGCTATACACTTCCCAGTTACACTCTACTTGATATCTATATCTAGGTACTATCGCCTCTAGTATTTTGTGCCGAGAAGCGCATGTGGCTCTTAACATTGGTCCTTTAAATGCTACTGATTCTATTTCGCCGATGAAGAGAACTATACCTTCTGTTAGGTCATCCTCAAATAGTCTAGTAATTCTTAGACTATAATCTTCCACCGGTGAGCTTGATACCATATCACCTAGAGCCTCTTGGTTGTATGGTAGGTCTATCGTAAGTTTATTTACGCCCATCGTGGAATCGTTCTCTATTGTGCCTCGCTGTATAGGCTGAGGCGTATAGACATTGCCGCTGTAAGTGACATTATGGTCCATACTTGTCCAGTAATAGTTCTCACTGCTGTTGTACAGTTCGTAGATTTCCAGCGGACAATGCTGAATCGCCTCTTCACTATCAATGAAATCTTGACTAGTTGTCTTCATTTCCTACCTCATAGACACCATTCAAAAGTACCCAAAAGCAACCTTTGGCTTTCTGAAAGAACTCTGATGCTGGCATGTCTAAGTATTCTTGTGTTCCAATCAATGCGTTTGGTGCTTGGCTTGGCAGAAATCCTGCCCCTTCCTTTAGGTATTCTCTAATCGTCTTTTCCATTGTGTCTCCTTATTCTGCTGAGTATGTAATATGTAGTTCTGCTTTTTCGGCGGCAGAAGAATAGTCATATGAGGATGCGTTTTTATACACACCATCAGCCGACCCATCATCTTGTATAAGAGCCATCATAGCATTTCCTGATACCCAACCCGGTCTATCCACCACCTCTTGTATCACATCCGACAAATCATCTGTGTCGTATTCGCTGTCGTTTGCCCACGCTATGTTAATGTCCCAATCTACCACCGCTGTTGTCTTGACCTTGGCTTGTTGTGTCGTCCAATCCGTAGGTGCTGTGGCATTGTCAGAATCATTAAAGTATATCTTGGTTAATACAGGCGTTCCTGTCTTGTTGCTGTATGCTGTAAATGTTATGTAAGCCTCACTTATGGTAGCACCTTGTGGCACCGTAACATTCGGGAATCGTAAGAAGACATATCCGTTGTATCCGCCGAAGTCGCCCAAAAGTAAGTCCGCAAAGTTGTTATTCCACGCACTATAATAGTATCCGTCATCCCCACTTGCTGCAGGATATACCGTAATAGAAACAGGTGGCGGAACATAATCATCGACCTCGTTTATCAAACCGTGGAAATATAAAGTAGTCTGTGCTATTCTTCTACCTTGTATATATTCTAGTTCTATTTCGTCTTGGTCAAACCTACCCAACTCTAGAAAAGATATATGCATTTTACTTAGATTGGCTAAACTAACTGAAGTGCCTACTGTGCCATTTAATATTATTGTGCTTGATGTGGCGTTGATAATTCGTCTACACACATAAGACCCGTCAGGAAACTGAATGTAAATGTGTCTTCCTATTGTATCATTGAGGAACCAACTAATGTCATAGTCTATATCTTGTATATAGATTGCTGTATCAGATGAATTTATTGCTTGAGCCGGCTTAATGTCTTTATTCCAAGTAGGAAACCAGAAGGTTGAGTATCGTCCTTTATGTCTATCAAAGAAATCTAATACCTCGGGGACTTCTTCGGCGCCCAAAAGAAAACTATACTCGTGTTTCCTTTCTGTGTCAGAGTAATAAGAGTGTTTAAATCCTTTACCTAAATACTGTTGTAATGTAGCAGACCTAGACCAAGTCTCTTCTTTCGGTGAATTAGGTTTGTAAACAAACAACTCTTTGTCTCGATATGTCACCGTTCCGCTTGCTGGTGCTGTATAGTCAAATGCTCTTGCTGACTCAAATGATTCTACACCTTCCATAGATATTGTATCGTATTCTTGCACCTGTCTATTTATACTTCCTTTAAAGTTTGTACGGAAATCATACACAGGCACTACAAAGTTTCCAGCGGCCCAGGACTTTCCTAGTGCGCCGGAAATCGTTATAGCGTTTTCAGCGACACCTGAAATAGTGCATATCTCATAATCGTCCCAGTTTGAGATTAGTTTATTTATCACCATACACTCTCTACTTTCGTAGAAGTGTCGTCCTGTAGTATCGCAGGGAATAGTAGACCCTGTGGCTGTTGATGTTAAAGTAGACAAATCACACCAAAGAGGTAAGCCCCAAGTGTCGTCCACATGAGCGTAGAAATTTCTTCTCATCCACGCTTGTGCTTTATAAATACCGCAAGGCATTTCCATACTAATCTTCACACGGGGCCAGGAAAACAAAGAAGACCTCTTCTCTGTGCCATTCAGACTTGTCTGCACATTCGTCCGCCAAATATGGCTGAGCGTAAATTTACTAGCCCTCAATGGTAGATATACTTCTGACATTATCTTCCTCCCATCGCTTTGGAAAAAGAATATGGGTCGCTTCTTATATTTACAATCTGAGCTTTCTTACCTCTTGGGGAAGCCATGTATTCATCCAACATCGCCTTGTCAAAAAAGATAGTGACTTCAGCAGGTTGAACATTTACCTGTGTAGACCCGCCTAATTGGTCATTAGGCGTCACCCTGCCTGTTCTGTTCGGTGTAAACAACTCTGGTCCTTTCTCACCAACAACGTAGGTTGTTCCGGCTCTAGCAACACCACCAACCGCCATTCCACCACCAAACGATGTTCCTCCGCCAGCACCACCAGCACCTGCCGCTGCCTTAGCCGCGGCTAGTGCAATATATGCTGTTGTGGCTGCACCAACGGCTGCTGTTTCTGCACCAAGTCCCGCTACCTTAGCGGAAGACTCAGCTATTTCCATAGACATTCTAGCACTAATTGCCGCAGTCTCAGCCGTCACAGCAGCTACCTTAGCAGCACCTTCAGCAGAAGCTTTTGCAGCAGCACCCTCATCATTACCAAATATACCTTTTAGTGAATTTAATAGGTAAGTTTGCATAATCATTTGAGTTACAGACTTTAACATTTCAATAGAAGCTTTCTGCACACCGATGGCAAATCCTTTCCATGTTAGTGTGCCTTCATAAATCGCATCTATGATTTGACCCATTCCATCTGTAATGTGGCCTACTACCATCGTATCAAAGTTTTCACCGAGACGCTGCCACATCTCATTCATAGATTCTAATTCTTCGTAGGCTTTGTCTCTACCATACAATACATTTTCCCAGGCGCTACCTTTATCTGCCATCTTTTTGCCGGCAAAATCCTTCTCTATCTCATTTAATTTGTCCATGTACAACTGATAGCCAGCAATAGATTGACCGTGTATCTTTACTTGTTCTTTATATTCTTTCTGTAGTTCTGCAATTCGTGCCACTCTTTCTAACTGCCAGTTGCGAGTTAGTTTAGCATTAATCTTCATAGACTCTATTGCAGCAGCAGATTCAAACTTCGCTTTCTCTTCGAGCTTCTTTACAGCATCCTCTGTTATTTTAGTAATCTTGTCCCATCTTTCTTTATGATATTTAACTTTTATATCAGTAATACTTCTTTCATTCCACTCTTCTAGACCTTTTAGGTCTTTTGCATATTCTTTATACTCATTATATTTCTGTTTCAACAACTCTAATTCGCCTGCTTGTTCACCTTTTTTCATGCGCATAAGGTCGGCATTAAGTTGGTTTTGAATGTCTTTAATTTTGTCCGCAGTTTCTTTATCAACCGTTGTGTCCATTTCTTCGAGTTCTGGTATAATAGAAAATGTGCCAGGTGGTGAAATCTTTGTGGTCTCAGACATTATCTTATTATGCTTTTCTAGCATAGCATTATAGTTTTCTAACTCTGATTTTCGTTTTGCATTTACCAAGTCATCCATAGCATAGGCTGCATCTGAAAGCGACCGTGCAAAGGTATCTAAATCTTTAGATAAGTCACCCCAAGTCATTTTAGAAGCTAATATAGACCATCCTGCTGCTAGTTTTATAAATATAGATAACAGTCTAGCCACCAAAGGCATTGAGTCGGATACTACTTTTTTAAGAGCTTCATTTACCTTTGTCATTGCTGCAGCCATCTGCGTAAATTGGTCGGCTGCGGTAGAACTACCCATACCTATATCATCTATGAGTTTGTTACCTGCTCTTATAGTGGCATTCATAAATGCTTGCTTCTTTTCAGCGTCAGTAAGTTTGTCTGCTGTTTTGTTAATTGATTTGGCATATGCTTCGTTGGCTTTCTCTACTGACACAATAATACCAAGATTATCTAATATCATCTTAGATTGTCTACCAACCGCTAAGGTAATATCATTGAATGCTTCAGTAACGGTCTGACCTGTTAGTTTAGAGGTAGCCATGGCTATTTCCATCATCTTGGTGAGGTTTTCCGCCGGCACGCCCAACATCTGTGCTCTACCTGCAGCAGATATGATGTCTGAGGTTGCTACGGTGTTTTTAGATACTCTTTTTAAGTCCTCTATGAGTTTGTCCGCATTTAATCCTCTAGATGAAGATAGGTTATAGAATGCTTCTCTAGCCTGCTCTAGTTTTGCTGTGTCAAAGGCACTAGATAAGGTATATTTTATACTAAGAATTGCACCAGCTACAATAGCAGCAATCTTTAGCCAATGAGCTTTAATAAAACGTGCCATGTCCATGAATCCGCCGCCAATGCCCGATAAGCTTGTCTTTGCAATCGACACCATATTACTCATAGTGCCTTTAAAATTAGAAAACAATTCTTTAAACCACGGTTTTTTAGAGAATCTTGCGATGTTAGCACCCATGATGCCTAGCATTTGTTTTGTTGTTTCGGCGCTAGATACACTACCCTTCTGAATAGATTTAAAATATGACATCATACTATTTTCCGCTGTTTTAATTGCTGCCACCGGAATTAAACTTGCAGCCGCCAAAGCTGCACCAGATACGCCCATAGCCGCCCCAGCTGCCATAGTGGGTGCTGCTACCTTAGTAGAAGATAAGTCTTTAAGAGACTTCCTAGCGTGCTCTATGGATTTAGTATAGTTATCCATAGCCTTGATAGACGAGCCTGTGGCAGATACTGTATTTCTCATTACACTTGATATTTCTTTACCTGTAGAGGCAGCAGACTTAGACATGCTTTTAATAGTCTTTTCTGCGCCGGCAAAAGCATTAGATAGTGTTTTAGCCGCTTTGTCGCCATCAGCACCTAATGACTTTATGTCTTTAGATGTTTTATTTATAGAAGCTATCCCTTTCTTAGCGTCTACATTTAGATTCATTTCTATTCTGCGTGCCATGTCTATTTACCTCGTTTATTTTTAGTCTCTTCGTAGGCAATTCGTGCATTTCTTGCGGCTATTAGGTAGGATACTATCTTGTGTGTGGTGTTTTGACGTTCAGACATGTCTTTTATTCCATTCTCATCCAACACAAACCGTATCCCATCTGCACTGATGTTATAACCTATTTCACTATGTATCATTAGCAAAGGGCTATACAAACATATCATGTTATAGACATCTATATTTCCCGGCCACAACTTCGGCTTTCCGTGCGGGCAATGCTCGCAGTCCGGTTTCCCCTTATAAATGCGGCTACAATCTTCACAGTTGCCCACCACACTTACCGAGGGGTCATTTTCCCAGACCGCGAGCTCTATTAGTTTTTTACTTCATTCTCTACATGCCCATTTAATTCTACAATCCTCTTGAGAACCGGTTCGCGTACATCCTCAATGTAATCAAAGATATATTTCCTATTCTTCCGATTGAAGGGCACAGGTTTACCGTCAGTGTCTTCTAGTCCTTCCCAACCGACTAGACACCCATCAAACAACACCCATGCTGTTTCCATGGTTAGAATGGGGTTGCCGTCTTCGTCCGTCTCAGGCATTCTAAACCTAGAGAAGGGCATAGACCTTAGATTATATTTTGCGCCATCAATCTCAACAAATTCCTGTTTTGCCTTACTCATATCTACTCTCATTTCCTTTCTTTTCCCCCTTACCTAAATTAGTTTAAATTACACCCTTTCGCAAGGCCCGTCCATTTGGAAATCTACACTGCCTCTAACGATGTCGTTAGCAGATGCTTCTGCCGTATAGTTGGCAAAGTATGTCTTAGACCCTGAAGAGGTTGTCCAATATTCTGTATCAGACAAATAGAGTCTAAAGTCTTCCAAACCCTCTGAGCCGGACACCGTAGCGTAGGTTTCTATTACATTCTGTCCATCAGTGTCAGCCAAGTTGATAAGGAAGTTCATGCTTCCGCCGACTTCAATACCGCCCTGACCTGCTACAGTTTGGAACCCACTATTTCCAAACACGAAGTCCTTCAATAGTTCGGAACCATAAGAAAAGGTGTAGCTTGTTACATCAGCAATTGTTGTAGTTCCAATACACGCTTTTGCGTTTCTTCCAGTTCTAACTGCCATGATTTGTTACCTCCTAAAGTTCATTCATGTAATGTATTCTTAAATCCATATCAAATAGACTAGTGTTTTCTTCTGCACCTCTATCCGATATGCCTATCGCGTCAATAAACACGTTGTCTGCGTAGGTAAAATCGTTTAAAAGAAAATACTCAACGTCTCTAACTAAATCTTGAACAGGGTCAACATCGCCTAAACCATCTGTGTCTATGTAACCATAAAGATAAACATTAAGGTAGCATGACCTATCATTACCTGATGTAAAATCATCTGTAACGTCTTCCGTGGCGTGAAACCATACCGTAGGTCGATTAGGACATTCACTTAAGAAATACACGCCTCGTTTCACTTCCGCCACATCAGTCAAATAAACATCGTTGTATGTAGGGTGTAGTTTATCTTCTAAGTCCGTCTTCAGTTGGTTTAGTATATCATTTCTTGTTGTCATCCTATTTCCCCTTATTCATAGACTTTACTATTTCATTCCTTATTACATCTTTTATCCTCGCCAGGTTTTCTACCATACCGCGTTCTAGATAATGCTTACCTTTAATATAGACTTGTTTTACCGACCGCCACTGACCTCGTATCTGAAACTTAAGATACTTATATCGTTTGGGTCTTATTATGCCGCCCTCTTCCTGAATTGAATTTGATACTATAACACCATTAGCTAAAAATGAATGTACACCATCAATACTTAAATCATATAGATATGCGCTCCGGTGTCCTGGTGTCTGTTCATATGTAAATTTTTCTATGTTTAAAATCTTTACCATTCTAAACGTATCTAAATCCACATAGCTATTGATGTTAGGATTACACACTGAATAAATAGTATTTTCTATAGGATTTGGTTCTATATCTGTTGGTGAATATCCTTCATCGTAAAAATGAATGTGTAGTATTTTGACACCAGGTATCTTCTTCATAATGTTTTTATCGCGCTGAATATCTTTATCTTGATTCTGATGCCAATAACCACCGTCTGCTTCTATAATAAGGTTTCTTTCCGGCAAATAAAAATCTACATAATACTTACCAACACTATATTGATAAAAATATGTCTCATTATCGTGTATTAAAACATCCTCTACTTGTTTTTCTATAGATGTTTTATGACCTTTTTGTGCCATAATAAAGTTAGGGTGTAATTCAGGATGTTCTTCCATCCTCTTTAAAAGTGCTTTGCGTAAATTGTCCTTGGTTTCATCTGTCCTTTTCATTCCTATGTGTGGATTATTACCCTTATTCCACCACTCTAATTTACATTTATTAGAGCATAAAAAATTCTTACTTTGGTGTGGTTTAAATATTTTATTACAGTTTACACATATTTTACGTATTCCCTTATCTTTATTATGTGATTTTTTCTTTCTATCAAATAATTTGTCAGTAAGTTTTAAATCACCGGCTGTAATCCATTTATTTCTGCCATCCCTATAAACAAGAATTTTATGGTCTTCCGTAACCGTAACAGAGTGTTTTCTATCTGAACGCCATTCTGTTGTTATCTTCACTAGGTTTGGTTTTTCTGTCGCCGGAAATTTAGTTTTATGTATTACCTCTTTAAATTCACCAGTCTGTGTTAAAACTTTATCACCAACCACTACCTTACCTATAATCTTAGTCCCACTATCTGTAGTAACCCTAGTTAAAGCATCAAACACACAAGCATAAATAACATCTGAACCTACCCAACCTGACGCCTTTCTGATGTCTATCTTAGCGCCCGAACGAATAGACCGTCTCAGGTGCCCTGTGAGAACCGGTGACCTTTTCTTAGCGCCGGCTTCCGCAATAAGGATGGCTTTCTGAAAGCCTAAAGTAAACCCCTGTAAGAAGTCCTTATCAAGGTTGTCTATCTCTTTCTTACTACGGTTATCAAAACTAATACTAAAGCGTATCATTAAGCAACTCTTTTATTCTTATACTTATTTAGTATTTCTGCTACGGCCGGCGTAAATAAAGCCAAGTCATAAGTAAGGTTTTGTCCATCAGGTAGTGTCTCATCAGATACATGTCCCTTCATCCTTCGATTGTATAGACGACACGTCTCAACAACACACGCTAACCTAAGGTCTAATGGTATAGTAGAATACCCTGCTGTGTAGGTAATCTTAATGTTTTGCACATAATCACCTAATGTATAATCGCGCAGAATAATCGCTCTACTGTCATTGTCATTGTCTATTCGGTAGTAGGTGCTATCTATGGGGTCGGTAGTTTCCCAACCCCATTCAAAATCATCCCATATACCTGATACAGCCGTAATAGGATAGTTTTTTGGGCGCACCCAAGACCTTCCTTCACCGTTGTAATATTCGGTATATTCGGCGGAATCAAAAATCCTATCGCAATAAGTCTCAAATAGTTTAGAGACTTCATCAATAAGAGACTCAAGGACAGAATCCACTTCTTCTTTCGTGCCGGTAATACCTAAACGGTCTTTTACGTTATTCAGAGTGCAGAGTGCCATAGTCTTACTTCCTCACAAGCATATTTCCTATTATTACTAATAGGATAGTATCTTCTTGAGTTTTACACCGAGGACAGTAGTGTGTATCTGTGTGTATATCACCTACCATATCTCTACCACAACGTAAACAATGATAAATACACTTTGTATCGTCGATGACTTTCCCTATTGCTGTTCTACGGTCCAACATATCCTACCCCCTATTCGTTGTCGTAATAAACTTGATAACTATAATCTGTACCAGACGACGTAACATAGACACCGTTAGAGAAATACACACCTTTATTTAGGTCTATACTCTTTACGTCATCTGCAGCATTGACCACCATTTCCGCCGGCAAAAGATTTATACCAGACACGGTCGTACCATCATGAAATGTTAGAGTAACATCATGACTACCATCCGTCTTTATTAGTGCGCCGTAAAGAATACCGGGGCCAGAGACAGCAAGACCTGATGCCGCAGCAGGAGTCGTATGCTTAGGTACATTGTACATTGTATTTCCTATTCTTCTTCGCATGTTAGTCCCCCTTAGAATAGGGGAGAGTTTCCCCTCCCCTTTCTATTTAATTAGGCATC